AACGACGTAATGGAAACAAAACTAGACGAAGCAATCGAATATACTCGAGATATCAAATCAGGGTTGCGTGATGATATACTTCGTATCGAAAAACAAGCAGATAGAGCAGAAGATAAAGTGCGCGCATCCGAGGAAAAGGTAAGAGAGATGATAGATAGCGCAAGCGAACGCTTTGAGACTAAGAGAGACGCACTTAGTTCCGACACCAGCAGAGAAATAAAAGAACTAGAAGACAGACTAGAGAAAAAGCTGCAAAGAGCCCTAGACAATCCGTTGTCCGATACCTAAGAAAAAAACTTCTTGACAAAACAACCCTAACTGAGTATAATTTGAACCATGGCAAAAGAATTAACCACAATTTCTCCTGAGGGACTGGAGATAGCGAATAGTTATCTGCAATACGGCAATATTCGCGGTGTATGTGAGTATCTGCAGGTACCTGAACAGCAGGTAGTCGAAGTCCTGAATACGCGAGAAGTAAAAAAGTATATCGATACTGTGTATTTAGACATGGGTTATCGTAATAAGAACAACATAGGTTCCTTGTTAGACGAAATGATAGCGTCCAAACTAGAAGAAGCCCAGGAGTCTGGTGTCTACTCTAGTAAAGATTTAGCAGATTTACTACAGATGGCTCATAAGATGCGTATCGATGAGATTAAAGCTCAAACCGATCTCGCGAAAGCCGAAAGCAGCAATATCAAAAACCAGACTAATGTGCAGATTAATGAATCAGTGCCCTTCGGTCAAGGTAATTACGGTAAGCTGATGGAAAAACTACTCAATGGCACAGAATGAGAATATTGAAAGATTTCTAAGAACTTCGGATCAAGTAGACGAATTAGAGAAAAAATTAGCGATGCACGAAGTTCAATGTGACGAACGATGGAAGACCTGTTTTCAGCGCCTAGAGGATGTTGAAAGAGGTCTTTTGCGTATAGAGTCTCGTATGTTATTAATGGGTGGAACAGTAATTATGTTCCTAGCAGGTGTACTAGTAACTCTAGCCACCAAGATGTAGGAGAGCATTATGCCAGCAGGTAAAGGAACTTACGGTAAAAAGCGCGGACGTCCAGCTAAGAAAGGAAAGGGCAAAGGCAAGAAGAAGCGAGGTAAATAGTATGAAAGTCTATCAAAAACGTGGAGTCTGGTATTTGATCGAAGAAGGGAAAAATGTTAGATTTTTTTCTAATGAAGAAGAGGCTAAGGCAGCCGCAGGCTGGGTACCTCCAGTAGAGGAATCTTTAGATGGCAGTACGAAAGAAGAGGAAAGTAGCGAAGAAGAAGCCAGTACCGACGAACAAGCGCCTGTACTCGGCGGTAAAAGCTCAGGTAAAGAGAAAATTTAAAGTCTACCCCTCCGCATATGCAAATGCGTTTCTAGTAAAAGAATACAAGCGCCGAGGAGGTAAATATCGCATGGGAGTAAAGAAATGACAAAAGAAGAAGTAGTTAAGCGAGATAAGATTGTTGCAGACTTTACTGCCAAATGGGAGTATAGACTTGATAGTGAACAGTTTGGTATGTCAGACGCATGGAAAATTATATATTCTGAAAATCCTTCTGGAAAGTTTGTAGGAGACTGTGAAGATTATTCACTTTCTATACTTTATCGCCTATGTGGAGAAAGTCACTTGAAAATGTGGTGGATGTTACTTACGCATCAAGCAGGTATCTGCTTAGTTGGTCCAAGCAAGAGAAAGGTTTCTCACGCAGTACTTCGCTATAAAGGCGACTACGTAGATAACTGGACTCGTAAATTTGGCGGCAAAGACAAGATTGAGCTAAATCATCAATTTCATTGGTGGTTTGGACATGGCTGGGCTTATATGACAGCGTTTAAAATGCTGCTTAGCAAAGTAGTACGAATGTTTAAATGAGCTTAACTAAGTGGTTTAAAGAAGAATGGGTAGATATCTCTCGTCCTAAGAAAGGAGGTGGTTACGCCAAGTGCGGGAGAAAGAAAGCAAAGAAAGGCAAATATCCCAAATGTGTTCCAAAAGCAAAAGCAGCTCGTATGACTGCAGCTCAGAAAAAGTCTGCAATAAGTAGAAAAAGAAAAGCAGGCAATCCCGGTGGCAAACCTACTATGGTTAAGACCTTCGTAAAAAAGAAGCGCAAAGCTACTATGAAGCGGAGAAAGAGGTAAACTATGGCAGTAAAAAGAAAAGCAAAGAAAAAAGACTCTCGATTAAAGCGAGCAGGCGTTGCGGGGTTTAATAAACCAAAGCGTACTCCTGGTCATGCAAAGAAGTCACACATCGTAGTAGCTAAGGTTGGCAGTAAGATAAAGACAATTCGTTTCGGCCAGCAGGGAGCTAAAACGGCAGGGAAGCCGAAGGCTGGAGAGTCTACAGCAATGCGAAAAAAGAGGGCGTCTTTCAAAGCACGACACGCCAAGAATATAGCTAAAGGCAAAATGTCCGCAGCATATTGGGCGGATAAGGTAAAATGGTAGACGAAAAAGCAGGGTATCATCCCGCAGATACAAATGGAGACGGAGAAGTATCCGACTCTGAAAAAGAAATGTACTTAGAATTTAAACGTAAAGAATTAGAAGATAAAGACGCTCAACGAGATGCTATTCGTAAGATGGCATGGTTTTCTTTAGTTGGTCTTTTGTTGTACCCTTTTGGTATTTTTCTAACTTCTCTTTTTGGATTAGACTCAGCGGCAAATTTAATTGCAGATATTGCACCCACTTATTTTGCCTCAATCGCAGTATTAGTGTCGGCCTTTTTCGCCGCAGATGCAGTAGGAGGAAAGAAATAGATGGAAATGGTACTTGATTTAGCAGTAACTTTTTGGCAGTGGACAGTATTTGCAGTACTAGTAGTAATTGGTTTTATCTTTACTAAGTTCGATGGGCAAGGTGCGTATCGTGTAGGTTTTGAGTATGATGAAATGCCTCACATGAAACCGCTTCCAATTCAGACTAAAGATAAAGGATTTTTTAAAGGTATTCTTATGTGGTTAATGGGAGTACGGCAGTGGGAAATCTGTGATGACTTTCATTTTAAACTTGGTGGTGAAGAGTACGTAGTTCCTAAAGGTTTTGAGTTTGACGGTGCATCGGTACCAAAGTTTCTAGCCATGTGGTTATCTCCTACAGGAGTACTACTGATGGGCGGACTAGTTCACGACTATGTTTATAAGTTTGCTTGTCTAAAAAAGAAAGACGGAACAAATACAATTCGAATGAACCAAAGTCAAGCAGATAAGCTTTTTAGAGACATCTGCATTGAAGTAAACGGCTTTAAGTTTTTAAATTATCTTGCTTACTGGGCATTAGCAGCGGCAGGCTTTATGGCTTGGAACGGTCATAAAAAGAGAGGTACTCACATATGAACTTAGTTAAAAGACTTATTGGAGAGCGCACATCTTGGGATGGTGCAATGCTTATTGGAATCTGCGGATCAGTCATACTGTTCGGTGGATTAGCAAAAATGATAGCCTGGGTAGGTCTAGGCTATGGAATATGGACTTTAGTAAAAAAAGAAGATTGATATGGCAGTAGAAGTGAGTAGGAGAGATATTATCTCCAATGAAATAGTTGAATTAGGATCTGAGGCAAAGTTCTTAAAACTTCCAATAGGACCGTACTTAAACCTATTGAATGTCAAACCGTTGCCGTCGCAAGTAGCTATTATAAATGCGATTAACAACCCCAAATATCGTTTTGTCTCCGCCGCCGTCTCCCGTCGGCAGGGCAAGACTTACATTGCCAACATTATTGGACAGCTCGTGTCTTTAGTGCCTGGTTCTAACATTCTTATTATGTCCCCGAACTATTCTTTGTCTCAGATTTCTTTCGACCTACAAAGAAACCTAATTAAACATTTCGATCTAGAGGTAACCAAGGATAATGCAAAAGATAAAGTTATTGAAATCTCGAATGGGTCTACAGTTCGTATGGGATCGGTTAATCAAGTGGATTCTTGTGTTGGGCGTTCTTACGATCTTATTATTTTTGACGAAGCTGCTCTCGCTGATGGAAAAGATGCCTTCAACGTGGCGCTCAGACCAACACTAGATAAAGAAAACTCTAAAGCACTTTTTATTTCCACGCCACGGGGTCGCAACAACTGGTTTTCTGAGTTCTTCTATAGAGGCTTCTCAGATGAATTCCCTGAATGGTGTAGTATACGAGCAACGTATCAAGACAATCCTCGTATGTCAGAAACAGATATAGCAGAAGCGCGTAAGTCTATGTCAGAAGCAGAATTTAAACAAGAGTACGAAGCTGATTTTAATACTTATGAAGGTCAGATATGGAAGTTTAACTTTGAAACGCAAGTAAAAGACTTGTCTCAACTAGATACTTCACGGATGGATGTATTTGCAGGATTAGACGTAGGTTTCAAAGACCCGACAGCAATGTGTGTAATCGCTTATGATTGGGAAAATGAAAGGTACTACCTCGTAGACGAATATTTAAATAACGAACGTACGACAGAACAACATGCGGAAGAAATACAAAAACTTATTGACCGATGGGACATTGATTATATTTACATTGACTCAGCAGCACAACAGACTCGCTTTGACTTTGCACAGAACTATGATATCAGTACTATCAATGCCAAGAAGTCTGTACTAGATGGTATAGGGCATGTGTCTGCTATTATTGATAATGATTATTTATATGTCGACCAAGAATGTGGAGAGTCGCTTAAATGTTTAGATTCCTATCAGTGGGACCCTAATCCTAATTTAATAAAGGAAAAGCCGAAGCACAACATGGCTTCGCACATGGCAGATGGTTTGAGGTACGGACTATATTCATTCCAAACCTCACAAGTGTCCTTCTAACGATACCTGATGAAAAATAGTTATTGACAAGTCACCCCAAAGTCGATATAATTCTTTAGATAAAAATTGAGGAACTAATGGAAAATGCCTAAGTTAAAACGCGATGTTGTAAAGTATGTACGAGACAAGGCAAAATCCAAGTATGAGAAAGGGAACGCTTGCGAGATTTGCAATGAGACAGAGCAGCTTGACTTTCACCACTTTTACAGTTTAACACCATTGTTAAATCAATGGTTAACAAAGAACAAACACAATCCCGAGTATATACAAGCACTTCGGGATGACTTTATAGAAGAGCATCATGCTGAGCTGTATGACTACACTGTAACACTATGTCATACTCATCATTTAAAACTTCACTCAATTTATGGTAAAGACCCTGGATT